CAGCGCGTCGCGGAGCTTGCAAGCGCAAAGGCGTTGCCCGGTAATGTGAGCCGCGGCAGCGAGAAGGAAGCGGCGTGGATGCGGCGGTATATCAACGTTGACCACGGCGGGCTGGGGCGTATCTCACGGTACGCGAGAGAGCACGGCACAACGTGGGATGAGGCGAAGGCGGTGCTGCATGGATAACGGCATATGGAAGATCGCCACGGCGAAGCTGTGCGGACAGTGCATCCGGGACATGGAGGACGAGTATATCTTCTCCCCCATGTGGCGGCGGACGCTGGGCGGAAAATGCGAGCGCTGCGGAGAGAACCGCATCGTCCATGAGGCGCAGTACACGATGAACAAACGAGGGCTGGAGAAAAGAGGAAAACTGAATGGGCCTGATGAGTAACGATCTGGCGCGGCTGTCCCCGGCGGCGCAGAAGCAGGTCATGGAGAAGATGCGGAAACCGGGGAAGTACAAGGCGCAGAAGACCAAGCGCGGGAAGCTGACCTTTGACAGCAAGAAGGAGGCGGAGCGCTACGACGCGCTGATGCTGCTGCAAAAGGCCGGGGAGATACGTGGGCTGAAATTGCAGGTGCGGTACTGCTTGCAAGAGGCGTACACGACGTTTGAGGGCGAACGGGTGAAAAGTATCGACTACGTTGCGGACTTCGTGTACGAGCGCAGAACGGCTCCTGACAGCTACGGCCAGCGGTATTGGCTGCCGGTGGTGGAGGACGTGAAGGGGATGCGTACCCGCGAGTATGCCATGAAAGCAAAGCTGTTCCGCAATCGGTACGGATTTGCCATCAGGGAGGTGTGACGTGGGAAAGCAGCATTTGAGTAGGGACGACCGCATCTTTATGCGGGGCAAGCTACAGGGCACACGGGAGAACATGGACATGGTGGCGATGGTGCTGATGGACAAATGCGGCTGGCACGTCCAAGAGGAGACAGCGGACAGCCGGGACACCAACAGCATTGCGTATCTGTATGAGTGCCTGGAGAAACTGGCGGAGGAAATAAACGAAGGCCGCATAGAGCGGAAGCACATCAAGGACGTGCTGAAGGACGAGTGCGGCGTGGTGTTTGGAGATTAGGAGGTGACGCGCCATAAAGCACTTAGGAGACATCTGCAAGATAAACGGTGCGGAGATCGAGCCGGTGTGGGGCATCACCGGCGGCAGCCCGTGCCAGGATCTATCCATCGCCGGGAAACGCGCCGGTTTGGCGGGAGCGCGAAGCGGCCTGTTTATGGAGCAGGTACGCATCGTAAAAGAAATGAGGGAGGCGGACAAAAGGAATGGACGGACAGGTGACATGGTTAGACCGCGGTATCTCGTGTGGGAAAACGTGGTCGGAGCCTTTAGCAGCAACAAAGGAAAAGACTTCGCAGCCGTGCTCGAAGAGATCATCAAAATCGTCGAGCCGGAAGCCCCCGGTATTGAAGTGCCTGAAAAGGGCTGGCCTACCTGGGGAGGGTACCACGATGAAATGGGAGGACGATGGAGCGTGGTGTGGCGAACTCACGACGCGCAATACTGGGGAGTGCCCCAACGCCGTCGTCGTATCTCGGTTGTCGCAGATTTTGGAGGAGACACCGCATCCGAAATACAATTTGACGGCGAAAGCGTGTCAGGGGATATTGCGGAGAGCGGAGCGTCGGGGGAAGGATTTGCCGAAGCTGCTGAAGCAGGTGCTTCTTATGCAGTCCGCATCAGGGGGGGCTGTGACGGAGGAGGAAAAGGCGCGTTAGTGCAGACGGAGAAAAGCGGAACGCTGGGCACGGGGAACGATCAGACGATTTTCTGCATGGCCACACAGCAGGGAGGCGCGGAACTGCGGACGGATGACCGAGCGCCCACATTGACAGCAGCGGTTGGCATGAGTGGGAACAACCAGCCGGTTGTATGCGCCGGTTTTAAACTGGGGAACAGCGAACAGGCCCGGAGCATCGGCTATCAAGAGGAACTGTCCCCTACGCTGAACGCCGAGTGCGGCGGGAATAAGCCAGCTGTGGTGGCTCCGGCGGCGATGGCATTTGACACCACGCAGATCACCAGCAAGGAGAAAGGAAGTCAACCTGAGTTCGGCAAACCATGCCACACACTGAACGCGAACGCCCATGTGCCGTGCGTGGCACTGGACATGACACACGCCTATGACATCATCCGCGAGTGCGGAGAGCAGTCTCCCAGCTTACAGGCGAGAATGAGGACGGGCGGCAACCAAGTGCCGCTGACGTACCAGATGAACGGGTTTGGCGATTATCGCGTCGGAGAAGTCGCAAGCAGTTGTAAACAGCGAGACTTTAAGGACAGCACAGACCTTGCAATAACAAACATGGTGGTGCGCCGCCTGACGCCGATGGAGTGCGAACGGCTGCAAGGCTTTCCGGACCATTGGACTGACATCGGCGAGTGGATAGACGGCAAGGGAAAACGGCACAAGCCCAGCGACAGCCCGCGCTACAAGGCGCTGGGAAACTCCATCGCTCTGCCATTCTGGGACTGGATGCTGCGGCGCATGGCGCGGTATCTGCCGGAGGACGCGACACTGGGTAGCTTATTTGATGGCATCGGAGGGTTCCCGCTGATCTGGGAGCGGATACACGGCAAAGGCACCGCGCGGTGGGCAAGCGAGATTGAGGAATTCCCCATTGCCGTGACAAAACTGAGATTCGGGGAGGAGTAGAATGTCAAAGTCTGTTAAAGCACCATTTAGGTTTTCGTATACGCAACCGTCATTAGATTGGTTTGAGACTATCAACGTAGAAATCAAGCCAGACGACTACTATTACTTTGAACTCCAGCGGAGATATGGCTCTGACTGGTGGCTTATCGGAAAAAATCCGCCCATAGAAAATTCTACACGGCTCGAATGGTCGGAAACAGCGCTCGGGAGAATTTCCTGCCGTGACATTGCAAAGTTTGTTGAGTGGGCGAGAATTGACGGCGGTGGAAGCAAAATTGTTGAAATCTCGGCAATTAGCGGCTCTTTCGACCTTCTTCGCGAAATTAAAGCACTTTTGCTTAACCCCGGCATCTCCAAAGCTATGGCGGAGCAATGGGGAGGAGATGCGAGAGGAGGAATGACATGACAAGAGACGAGATCGTGACCGCGCTGCGGTGCTGTGTTAGCGTAGCCCCGGATTGCTGCAAAACCTGCTCTGCTGCGCAGGAAGATGGGTGCGAGGACGCCATTAAGGTTTATGCCGCTGACCTGATCGAGAACCAGCATCGGCACATCGAGGCACTGATGAAAGCCAACGACAGTTTGAAGGACGCCATTGCGCGGCGTGACAAGCAGATAGAGGACATGAAGCAGGGCATGGCACAGCTGGCAAAGGCTGTGGCGGTGAAGGAGGAGCAAAGCAAACTGCACGCCATGAAAAACGAGCTATGCCAATACTGCGGGAAGTACAAACAAGCACACGATGGCGCCTGTGACGGGTGCAGATGGAGGGATATGTGATGGATGCTGTGAAGTTTATTGAGGAACTAGGACGAATGTGTAAATCCATGAACGGAGATTGCAACCAGCCGTGCCCAATTACTAATTGGTGCGGGAAAGGCAAAAAAAGACAAGCGGAGTTTGCACACGACATCGTGTCCGCTGTCGAGCAATGGTCTGCTGCACACCCGCGCAAGACGCGACAGAGTGTTTTTCTGGAACAATATCCTAATGCCAAAGTTGTCGGTGACACTGGTGTACCTACTGTATATCCGTGCTATATAGAACAGGGCATGGATGACGTTAAGTACTGTAACAGCCTATCTTGTTCAGAATGCCGCCGCGAGTTCTGGATGCAGGAGGTGGAGTGATGGAAAATCTGTTGCAAAACATAGCCAGCGGGCTGTGGATCGTGTTGGGCGTGTACTGTTTCTTCGGACTAAGGAAGTGGAACAAGCGCTTCAGCGAGTTGTATGACGAACTGAAATGGGCGGTGGAGTGATGGAACGACTGACAAAACGCGAAAATGGGCATGCGCATTACCCGAGATGCTTTGAAGAACCGTGCGGCGGCATGGGATGCCGCACTGAGGACTGTGAATTTAAGGTCGAAATCTGCGAACGCCTTGCCGCCTACGAGGACACGGGGCTGGAACCGGATGAAGTGAACGCACTTCAAAAAGATTGGAGCGACCTTTGCACGGTGATCGGAGAATGTGGCGGCATCGACCGCCTGCGGGAGCTGGCCGAGGCCGACAAGGACGGGCGCGTGGCGGTGCTGCCGGTCGGGACTGGCGGCGTAATGCTTGATACAAGTTATCCAGAAAATCCGCGACTTATAAAAGGGGCGCACTTTGCAGTCGCCTATGTGAGCAAAGGGATCGTGTTTCACCAGCCATACAACATCTTCCTTGAAAATATTGCTGCTGGGTACATTTCACCGGTGAGCGAGGAGACGGAAAAAGCATTGGAGGCGATGAAGGATGGCTGAGGTGCATGGGCGGTGGATTTTAGAACGAGAGCCAAATGGTAAGCCCTATTGTTTTCATTGTTCTGTTTGCGATAGTGACTACCACTGCATCGGAATTGTGGTAGCTTCTGATTACTGCCCCAACTGCGGGGCGAAGATGGACGGCCGCGTGGTGGCGTCGCGCTGGATTCCGTTCCATAGCGAAGTTGCTGGAGACATCCAGTACTGCTCTAATTGCGAAATTGGCAATGCTGCGAAGACGGAGGTGACGGCGATGCGGCTGATCGACGCTGACAAATTGGAGAGGCAAGAATATTGGGGGAATGAACGGTGGTTTGACTATGTAGATGCAGAGGACATAGACAATGCGCCGACGGTGGACGCGGTAGAGGTGGTGCGGTGTAAAGACTGCAAGCACTACGAAATGGGCGTTTGCCTGAAAATCTACTCAGACGGCAACGTACACCAAGACGCATGGCAGCGCCGCAAACCGGTGGATTTCTGCTCCTACGGCGAACGAAAGGACGAGGCGGATGCAGAAGGGTGATGTGATCTTGGCGCGGTTTATGACGCTGCCGAGCGAATACCCCGGATCCGGTGCCAACGATGAAAAGCGGTTCCCTGTCCGCAAGGGGACAGTGGTGTATGTGCACCCGAAGGGGCGGTACATCGTGGCGGAGTGCGGCGGGGTGCGGGAGACATTCTTCCAGGAGGAGGTGCTGACATGAGCGAATTCCCGGAACGGCTGAGAAAGCTGCGGGAGAGAAAGAGACTGAAGCGGTATGTGCTGTCGGAGCGCTGCGGGCTGAACTCTGACGCCATACGCCGGTATGAGCTGGGGACAGCGAAGCCGACGATGGACGCGCTGAAGAGCATAGCGGATGAATTCGGCGTGTCGGTGGACTATCTGATGGGCAGGACGGACTATCCCTGCGTGGTAGATATTGCCGAAAAATAAATTTTGAAAATTCCACTTAAAAGTGGAAAAATTGAAAAAACGCACTTTATCATGGGAGATGCAGGGGCAAACTCTGCATCTCCATCCTTTTTTCTTTTCCCCCCTCTTTTCCTGATGGGCGGGGCTTCGGCTCCGCCCGGAGGGAGCAATATGCGGGCACATGTACCAAGGTGGCGACGCGGTCTCCAAAACCGTGTGTGGTGGGTTCAATTCCCAACTGTCCGTGCCATAGGCGTGACCTCTTGGTAATGTGTCCCAAGGAAAACGTTGATGATCTGCTGGTAGAGCGCCAGCAGCATAATCAAAATAAAGCTCAATGGGTTTAGGTGAGGCGAAAGCCGGGTACAGACGTGCCAATGACAAAGGCCAGTGGTGGGAGGCCGGTGCGTCAGACAAAGCGAGGTGATAGCATGGCTGCGAGACTGACAGACCGGCAGAAAAAGAAAATACTGGCGGATTATCTGGAAAGCGGCAGCTATCGCGCCACGGCAAGGAAAAACAACGTAAACCCTACCACGGTGAAGCGCGTTGTTGAAGCAAGCGACGACTTTGAACAAAAAGCCGCAGAGAAAAAAGCACAGAACACGGCAGACATTCTGGCGTATATGGAGAGCCAGCGTGACGTGGTGTGCCAGATCATTGGAAATGGGCTGGCGGTGCTGAACGATCCGGCGAAGCTGGCGGAGGCCACGCCCAGCCAGATCACCACGGCTATTGGGACGCTGATCGACAAGTGGACGATGATGAACAAGGCGGCGGACAATGGTGAGAGCGGCGTGGTGCTGATGCCGGAGGTCAGGGATGAGTAGCGTGGTATGGCGGCCGCAGGAGCGGCAGGCCATATTTATGGCGCGGCCGGAGTATGAGGCGCTGTACGGCGGCGCGGCCGGCGGCGGCAAGAGCGACGCGCTGGTCATCGAGGCACTGCGGCAGGTGCATATCCCCTGGTACAAGGCGCTGATATTGCGAAAGACGTTTCCGCAGCTGCGGGAGCTGATCGACAAGACGCTGAACTATTACCCACGGGTATACCCCAAGGCCAGATACAACGGCAGCAGCCACACATGGCGGTTTCCCTCCGGGGCGCAGATCGTGTTCGGCAGCATGAACCGGCCGCAGGACAAGATACAGTATCAGGGGCAGGCCTATGACTTCATCGCCTTTGACGAGCTGACGCACTTTACGCAGGAGGAATATGAGTATCTGAAATCCCGCAACCGGCCCAACGGGCCGGGAACGCGGGTGTATATGCGCTCCACGGCCAACCCCGGCGGCGTAGGCCACGGGTGGGTGAAGGAGCGCTTCATCACGGCGGCGGCGCCGATGCAGACCATCACGGAGGAGGCTGCGTGGTACACGCCGGACGGCAAGAAGCACTTAGGGCAGCAGAAGCGGATCTTCGTGCCGTCCTCGGTATTTGACAACAAGATACTGATGGAAAACGACCCCATGTACGTCCAGCGGCTGGCCAGCATGCCGGAGGCGGAGCGAAACGCCCTGCTGTACGGCAATTGGGACAGCTTCGAGGGGCAGGTGTTCACGGAGTGGCGCAACGACAGCGACCACTATATGGACAGGAAGAACACCCACGTGATCGCGCCGTTCCAGGTGCCGGAGGACTGGGTGATCTGGTGCGGACTGGACTGGGGCTATTCCCGGCCCTTTTCCGTGGGGTGGTACGCCGTGGACCGCAACAGGCGGATGTATCACATACGGGAGCTATATGGATGCACGGGAACGCCCAACCGGGGCGTGATGTGGGAGCCCACAAAGGTGGCGCAGGAGATACGGAGGATCGAGGACGAGGATCCCAACCTGAAGGGGAAGCAGATACACCGTGTGGGAGACCCGGCTATCTGGCAGAGCGACGGCACGGAGAGCGTGGGCGCGCTGATGGAGCGGCAGCGGGTGTACTTCGAGAAGGGTGACCACGCGCGGATCAACGGCAAGATGCAGGTGCACCACCGGCTGGCCTTTGACGAGGATGGAGTGCCCATGCTGTATGTGTTCAGCACCTGCAAGCATTTTATACGGACGGTGCCGAACCTGGTCTATGACCAGACGGACGTGGAGGACATCGACACCGACGGCGAGGACCACATCTACGACCAGCTGCGGTATGTGTGCATGCGCAACCCCATAGGGCCGCGGGAGGAATACAGGACGGTGGAGCGGCCGTATTCCCCGCTGGAGACAGAGGACGAGTACAGGCCCAGCCGGTACGCATTTTATCAAGTGTATTAAGGAGGAGCGCATGGAGAGATACGGCATTCCCGGCATCGTGCCGGAGGAGAAGGACATGGCGCCGGAGATGGCGGCCATGCTGCTGGAGCGTACGGAACAGACGCCCACGATCACGGACCGGGACGTGGAGCGGGGCATCGACCTGCTGACGAAGTACAAGGACGGTAAGAGCAACCTGGAAAACCGCATCGTCAACGACGAGCTGTGGTGGGAGCTGCGGCACTGGGAGGGCATCGGGCAGAGCAAGGCAAAGCGGGTGGACAAGAGCGGCAAGGAGGTCACGTCTACGCCGCCGGAGCCCAAGCCTTCCTCCGCGTGGCTGTTCAACACCATTCAGAACAAGCACGCCGACGCGATGGACAATTACCCGGAGCCGGTGGTGCTGCCCCGGGAGCGCAGCGACGAGCAGAGCGCAAAGACACTGAGCCAGATCCTGCCGGTGGTGCAGGAGTACAACCACTTTGAGCAGGTGTATTCCGACAACTGGTGGGAGAAGCTGAAGCACGGCACGGCGGTGTACGGGATATTCTGGGACCCGCAGAAGGACAACGGACTGGGCGACATCGAGATACGGGACATCGACCTGCTGAAGCTGTTTTGGGAGCCGGGTATCACGGACATCCAGAAAAGCCGGAACCTGTTTATCGTAGACCTGGTGGACAACGACCTGCTGGACAGCGAGTACCCGCAGCTGAAGGGCAAACAGAAGGGCAAGGTCGTGGACGTGAAGGAGTACATCTACGACGACAACGTGGACACCAGCGACAAGAGCGTTGTGGTGGACTGGTATTACAAGGTAAAGACGCCGGATGGCAGGACGGCGCTGCACTACATCAAGTTTGTGGGCTCCACGCTGCTGTACGCCAGCGAGAACGACCCGGAGTACCGGGAGCGGGGCTTTTATGACCACGGTATGTACCCGGTGGTGCTGGACGTGATGTACCCGGAGAAGGGCACGCCCATCGGCTTCGGGTATGTGGCCATCTGCAAGGACCCGCAGCTGTACATCGACAAGTTGAGCGCCAACATTTTGGAGAACGCCATGATGGCCACGAAAAAGCGTTTCTTTGTCAGCGACACCACGGCCATCAACGAGCAGGAGTTTCTGGACTGGAACCGGCCGCTGGTGCATGTGAACGGACCGCTGGACGACGGGCGCATACAGGAGATCGTGACGCAGCCGCTTTCCGACATCTATGTGACGGTGGCGCAGATGAAGATCGAGGAGATGAAGGACACGGCGGCCAACCGTGACGTGAACTCCGGCGGTACCACCAACGTGACCGCGGCGGCGGCCATTGCAGCACTGCAGGAGGCGGGCAACAAGGCCAGCCGGGATATGATCGCCGCCAGCTATCGGGCGTATACGCAGATCAACACCCTGTGCGTGGAGCTGATGCGGCAGTTTTACGACCTGAGCCGCAGCTTCCGCATTACAGGCGAGGGCAGCGAGTACCAGTTTATCGACTTTGACAACACCGGTTTGCAGGACCAGGTGACCGGCATGGACACGATGGGCAACCCCATGTACCGGCGCCCGGTGTTCGACCTGAAGATCAAAGCGCAGAAAAAGAACCCGTTTTCCCGGATGGAGCAGAACGAGAGGGCCAAGGAGCTGTACGCGATGGGCTTCTTCGCACCGGAGAACGCACAGGCCAGTTTGATCGCGCTGGACATGATGGACTTTGAGGGCATACAGACGGTGAAGGAGAAGGTCATGCAGGGGCAAACGCTGCTGAACATGGTGATGCAGATGAGCCAGCAGATAGCGGCGCTGACCGGCGTTCTCATGCCCCAGGATGAGACGCAGGCAGGCGGCGGAACCAATGCCGCAGAGAGCGTCGGAGGCGGCGGGAGCAGCCTTGCAAGCGGCATCATGGAGGCGCAGACGCCCATGACCGGGTACGGGCAGGCGCTGGCCAAGCGGAGCACACCCAGCGTATGACAGAGGTAACGATGCACCGCGGGGACAGCTGCTCCGTCAGGTGCAGGGGACACGCCACGGGCGCACCGGACGTGTGTGCGGCGGTAAGCTGCCTCATGTACACGGCGGCGGGGTGGCTGCACAACACGCAGGAGGCGGAGCTGGTGTATGAAAAGCTGGACAGCGGGGATGCGTACCTGCGTTGGCACGGCGGGGAATGGCTGTATGACCTGCTGAAGATCGGCTTTTTGCAACTGGAAAAGGCGGCGCCGAAAAAAATTTCTGTAAAATTTTGAAAATTCCACTTTTAAGTGGAAAATCCAGAAAAAGCAATGGTACCGTGGGAGGTGCAGAGGCAAACTCTGTACCTCCCTTTTGTTCCGGGCGGCGGGGCGGCGGTTATGAGGCACCGCTTCGCCGCAGGAACGGGGACGCCACACGGGAGCGACATGCCCGCGCATTTTTAGGAGGACAAGATATGTACCTTTTTGACATGAGCCTTTGCCTGTTTGACGGCGAGGGCGGCGGGGCGGCAGCTCCCGCAGCACAGGGCGAGACACAAGCAAGCACTGGTACCACCCGCCAGGGCAAAACGGGCGCGCTGAGCGACGTGAAGTACGGCAAACAGCCGGAGAGCGAAGCACAGACGGAGCAGCAGCCTGACGCCGGGGCTGAGGAGAAGGTAAAGGACGTGGAGACCACGTCCGACGCGCTGGAGGCCAAGAAAAAGGCTTTCAGGGAGTTGATCAACGGGGAGTACAAGGACCTGTACACCCAGGAAACGCAGCGGATGATCGACCGGCGCTTTAAGGAGGCGCGGGAGAATGAGAAGCGGATGAAGTCCTACCAGCCGGTGCTGGACACGCTGATGGAGCGCTACGGCATCGACGACGGGGACGCCGCGCGGTTGCTGGAGGCCGTGGACAATGACCACGCCTACTGGAGCGAGGCCGCCGAGGAGGCGGGCATGAGCGAGGAGCAGTACAAGGAGTTCCGCCGGCTGAAGCGGGAGAACGCCGAGCTGCTGCGGAGCCAGCAGGAGCAGCAGCAGAACGAGTTTTTCCGGGCGCAGGGCGAGAAGTGGTACAAGGAGGCGGAGGCCATGAAGGGCAACCCGCTGTACCAGGGCTTCGACCTGATGCAGGAGCTGCAGAACCCGGAGTTTCTGAGCCTGCTGAAGGCCGGGACACCGGTGGAGCACGCCTACCGCGTGCTGCACTTTGACGAGCTGATGGGCAGCGCGGTACAGGCCGCGGCCGCCAGCACGGAAAAGAAGGTGGCAGACTCCGTCCGCGCAAAGGGCAATCGTCCCAACGAAAACGGCACCAACTCCAACAGCGCGTTCGTAACAAAGACAGATCCTTCAAAGCTGACAAGGGCAGACTTTGAGGAGATCGAGCGGAGAGTGGCAAGAGGCGAACGCATTTCGTTCTGATCTCCCACGGCTCCGCTGCGATATGCTGAAAGGAGCTATGAAACTATGATGAATACCATTTGTGACCTGTATCTGATGCCGGTGGTGCTGAACCTGTTTGACGGAAACACCAACACCACGCTGGACCCCGGTCTCAGCGACGAGATGAAGACGTATTACTCTATGCGTCTTATCAATCTGGCCGAGCCGGAGCTGATCCATGACCAGTTTGGTCAGAAGCATCCCATCCCCAAGAACAGCGGCAAGACCATCGAGTTCCGCAAGTACGACAGCCTGCCCAAGGCGCTGGTGCCCCTGACCGAAGGTGTGACCCCTGCCGGCCAGAAGCTGAGCATGGGCGTCATCCGTGCGACCATCAAGCAGTACGGCGGTTACATCGAGCTGTCCGACATCCTGGAGCTGACCGCTATTGATAACAACCTGGTGCAGGCCACCCGTCTGCTGGCCTCTCAGGCCGGCCGTACCTCCGACACCATCACCCGCGAGGTGCTGGCAGGCGGCACCAACGTGGTGTATGCCGGCGGCGCCAAGGATAGAAGCGAGCTGGTGGGCGGCGACGCCACTGAGGCGAACAACAAGTACCTGAGCGTGGACGACATCCGCAAGGCCGTCCGTGCGCTGAAAGTCATGAACGCCCAGAAGATCAACGGCTATTTCGCGGGTATCATTCACCCCGACACCGCCTATGACCTGATGAGCGACAAGAAGTGGGTGGACGTGAAGACCTACTCCGACCCCGACGGTATCTATGAGGGCGAGATCGGCAAGATCGAGGGCGTCCGTTTCGTGGAGACCACCGAGGCAAAGATCTTCCACGCGCCTGACCTGGTGATCGCCGACGGCAGCAACGCCGCTGTGCGTGACCTGACCGTCAAGAGCGCGTCCGGCAAGGTTATCACCGTTAACGAGGCCCTGAGCACCAACCAGGCAGCCGCGCTGACCGGCCGCGAGATCCTGGTGGGCAGCGAGCTGATGGAAGTGGCGTCCGCGGCCGCAGGTGCTGCCGGTGCCGCTACCATCACCGTGAAGGACAGCCCCGCAACCACGCCTGCCGCGTCTACCGTGATCTATCCCGGTGAGGGCGGCGCAAAGGGCCGTGACGTGTATTCCACCCTGATCGTGGGCGCCGACGCCTACGGCGTGACCGAGCTGGAGGGCGGCGGTCTGCAGCACATCGTGAAGCAGCTGGGCTCTTCCGGCACCGCTGACCCGCTGAACCAGCGCGCCACCGCCGGCTGGAAGCTGACCAAGGTGGCCGAGCGACTGGTGGAGCAGTATATGGTGCGTATCGAGTCCGCCTCTACCTTTGAGAGCGGTCTGATGAACTGACACACAAGCGGAGGGGGAATTGTCCCCCTCCGCCCCGGACATGAGGAGTGATAAACATGGCAGAAAAGAAGCAGAGAACGCCTGAAGAAATGGAACAGGCATTGGCCGCGGCCAACGAGGCGCTGGAGCAGGCCAAGAAGGAGGCCGAGGACGCCAAGGAGGCCGCAAAGGCCGCCGAGGAGGTCATGCGTGGCATGTCTGTCAGAGAGGCGGACGACGGCATGGTATCGTTCTACGCTTTCAAGGACGACGACAAATACAAGGACGACATCGTGGTGGGGCTGAACGGCAAGGTGTACCGCATCCAGCGGGGAAAGCACGTCCGTATCCCGCGGCCGGTATACAACATCATCCGCCGGTCAATGGCCCAGGACGCGGCCACGGCGGAGATGCTGGAGGAAAAGGCCCGGGAGTATGAGGCGGTCAAGCAGCAGCTGAACTGACAACTGCATACCACCGCGAGACCCAAAAACGGCTGTGACACGGCGCAGCAAGCGGAGAAGGACGTTATCCTTCCTGCTTGCTGTGCCGTTTTTTCACGGCAGAAAGGAGCGGACATGACGAGGACGATACCTCTGAAAATCCAGAACGAATATATCACCGGCGACAAGTGTATGATCGGCGCTGCCGGGAGCCACAACGATGTTATTCTCCGCATGGAGTTCTCCGGCATGTGGGACGGCCTGACAAAAATGGTGCAGTTCCGCGATGCGCTGGGGGAGGCCACGATAGAGGTGCTTCTGACCGCTGACATGCTGGAGGCGGACGATACCAGCGTGTATCTTGTGCCGGTGCCAAACGGGGCCAAAAAGTACGCCGGTGAAATGACGCTGTGCGTAAAGGGCGCTGCGGTGGCCGGGGAAAAAGAGACACGGGCCACCACGGCGGTGTACGGGCGGTTCACCGTGGGCGAGAGCAAGTGGGACGGCAGCGCAGAGACAGAGCAGGACGTGCCGCCCACGCTGGCCGAGCAGTTGCAGATCCAGATCGACGCGGTGCTGGGCAAGATAAACGGCGCGGCCGCATCGGCCAATGCGGCGGCGGCATCGGCGCAGAGCGCGGCAGAAAGTGCAGAGACCGCCACGGCGGCAGCCGGAAGCATAGGTAATTCTGTGACGGCGGCGGCAAAAAGCGCGGCGGCGGCAGCGGCCAGCGAAAAAAGCGCGGCGTACTGGGCCGGACAGGCACAGCAGGCCGCAGGCGGCGGCGTGGTGAGCTTCAACGGACGCGCAGGAAGCGTTGTACCGCAGGCGGGAGATTACGACAAGAAAATGGTCGGACTGGGCAACGTGGACAACACCAGCGACCTTGCAAAGCCCATTTCCGATGCCACACAGACGGCATTGAACGCCAAGCAGGACATAACGGACAAGCTGACGCTGACGCTGGCGGCGGCAAGCTGGACAGGGAGCGCAAGCCCTTATACCCAGGGCGTGACCATCATGGGTGGCACGGCCACCAGTCAGGCAGACATTCAGGCAGACGCAGCGGCGATACAGCAGATGCTGGACGATGGCACCAACGCCATCTACATCGCCAACAACAACGGAACATTCACCGCCTACGCGGTTGGAGAGAAGCCCACCGCTGACCTGAACATTCAGGT